CCCCAGAGGATCTCGTAGTCTCCACCGTCTTCCTTACGGAGTCCATGACCCTTTACGTCGGCCCACAGTTCTTCAGGGACACGGAAGAGGTACTTGGCTGCGTTGGTTTTAGTAGAGAGAACTTTTGGAGCGTCATCCAGCGTGGAACCCCAAGCGTGCAGGTACTTCGAGAGGTTCCGGTCAACGTCAAGGATGACGATGCCATTGCCACGGATACCAGTGAAGACACCAACAGCCTGGAGGTCAGGGTTGCGTTGGATCGCGAGAGCTACATCAGCAGGTCCGAACTTCTGTTCGTAGCTGGCCTCTAAGGGGTTTTTACCTGTTGCAGGTTTGCCAGACAGCATTGAAGTGCCTTTGGCATAAATCGGTGCATATACCAGTCCTTCAGGAAGTGCCTTGACGAACTCTTGAAATTTCATGTAAGATTGGAACGGAATGTGAAACCAACCCGATCTGCCCCTTGATCTCCAGGGCGGGTCGGGTCTTTTTTTATCCTACCGAAGGTTGACGATGGGGTCAATCGCGTCTTACACTGCTTAGGCGTCTTTATTGGCGCGACAACCCGCTACACAATCCCACGATGAAGTTCTCCGCCGAATTGATGGCTCTTGCCGAGAACGAAAGCTCTGGCAAGTCCTCTGCTGATAACTACCTTCGTTATACGAAGCTGGAGTCTGGCAAGCCTGTCAACTTTGCTCTGCTTGACGAGGATCCCCTTGAGTATTGGCTCGCTTGGGGCGAAGCGAAAGCTGATGGTTCAATGCGTCCTTTCCGGTTCCTGACTGAACCGAGCGAGGATGACATTGAAGCTGAGTTCGGTCCTGAGTTCACTCAGTGCCTCAACTATGAGCGCACTGGCCCTCGTAAGCCGAACAAGTGCTGCACCTATCCGGTTTACAACTGGGACATGAAGTGCGTACAGGTGCTGGAGGTTTCTCACATCACCGTGATCAAGCAGTTCATGAAGTACGGCTTGAACAAGAAGTACGCCCGCAACATCCTGGACTGGGACTTCGAGCTGTCCAAGATCTCTGGCGATCGGACGCGCTATGAGCTGATGCCTGTTCCTCGTGATGAGGATGAGCACGATGAGGACGAAATGGCCAAGGACTGGAAAGCAGCTCAAAAGGCTGGTTTCGACCTGAACCGGATCGTGGCTGGCGGTGATCCTTTCAGTGATAGCTGAATAGGTTTACACAACTAAAACGATTAGGGGCTTGACAGCCCCTTTTTTCGTGGCTTACATTGCCGATGTCTCTCTCTCATGGCTCTCTAGCTATGCAGTCTTCTCAAAAGCAACAAGGGCTTTCCCAAGGAAGCGCCGTAGTGCGTCTCGTGGACATTGCGCCTGAAGGCAAAAAATGGGCAAAGGGAATCTTTGCTCAGGACACTCCTGAAGTCGCAAACCAAGCAACGTTTGTATGGCCTGACGACAGTCGCAGTTTTGATCTGCACGATCTGTTCGTTAAGCACCAAGCGAGTCAAGCCGAAAAAGGTTGCTTGATTCCGTCCGGCATTGACATCATCGTTTATCAGATTCGGCCTGCTGGTGCTGGAGCGACCCAGTGGAAGGCAAGTGCAATGCCTTTGGACTGGCAGCCCCAAGAGGTAGTGGACTTAATTGTTCCGCCTACTGAAGCGATCAAAGAGTTTCGTGAACCTACTGGTGTAGAGGCTCTGCTTCAAAAGACCGATTTCGCCACTAAAGCCATGAAAGCTGTGGCGCGTGCGCTTGAAAAGGATCCCAACGGTGTAAAGCCTTGGACTTTGACCGGAGTTACTTGCGAAGGCAAGCAGGCTCACATGATGCGTGAACTGGGCATTGAATTTGGGGTTACCCAGCGTGGGCTCCTTGCCAATATGGTTGTCCATGAGTATTTGAGTCTGGTGGAGGATCACCTCCGCGATTCAGCTGACGCCAACCCTTTCTGAGGTTCAGGCAATGTTTGAATCAAAGAGAGTTACTCGCGACGAGCAAGTCCTCGTCATCGACGATGCTGAGCTGACAGGCATCACCAGTTCCGGCAAGGACAAAGGCTTTGTCGTCAATTTTGTGATGGAGCGTGAGGGTGTGGAGACGCATCTTCATGTGCATCTGTCTCGTTCTCACCTTGAAGCGATCAGGGATGCACAGGTTTTAACTGTGCCTCAGCTTCGAGCTGTTCACGCTAAGGCTGCTAAGGCAGAGGAGGTCTCGAAAGAGCCCCCAAAGCCCGAAGTTGAAGTGGTTGAGGTTCCAAAGAACACCCCGGTCAAAATCGAGACCAAGGTGACGGTATTGGAACCCGGTCCTGCTGAACAGGTCAACTGGAAGGATCCCAAGCTCAAGACACCACCGAAACGTCAGCAAGAGTCTCGCCGTCTTTCTAACAAGGAGGTTGAAGAAATGATGCACCAAGTGTTTCGGTGGTTTACCCGGTGGCGTCACAACAAAGGCCGCAACCGGAAGCATTCGTCACTGGAGCGTTATTTGCATGTAACGCTGCCCAATCAGTTTGGGATCACGCTGGAAGTTGCCAAAGGTATTTATCGTGGAGATAAGTATCGAAGCGTTAGCGGTGGCTATCGCAACCAGTGGGGCATCTTCATCCACAACTTAAAAAAGAGTGGGATAGAAAGCGAATTACCGTTTTACCTACTCAAAAAGTACAGCTAGGGGCCTTGTGCCCCTCTTTTTTTATGTATATATTAGTTTCGGGAAGGAGTGCCTATGAAACCGCCCGACACAGTTACAACATTCATGGAGGACGGTTGTGTCTCTGTGACTGTGGGTAATCTGACCGGGGTTGTTTCGAGCGCTCATCTCGTGGAGCCCAAGGAAAATCAGCTCCGTCAAAGGTGGCTGGAAGAAAACGCCATTCATGACGACTGAAACTGATCCGCAGAACATTTTGGCTTCACTGCGTCAATGGCAGTTGGAGCAGGACAATTCAGGCAGGTTCAGGGTTTACAGGGATCAACATGGGCAGATTTATCACTCTGTCACGCATATCCTGAAGAACACAGCCCCTCAATCACAGAAGGATGCTTTGGAGCGTTGGGCACAGCGAGCTGGCAGTGCTTTGGAGCGTGACCTTGCTTGTAACCGTGGCACCGTTGCTCATGAGCATTGTGAATATGTTCTCAAGACCGCAGCAAAGTTGGCTCGACAGAGCGCTAACAAGAAGGGTTCATGGAAGGTCTGGGATGATGGATTGGCTCGCCCTCCAAAGGCGATCACCAGTTGGGCACTCAAGAAAGCGAAGGAAAGTTCGCCAAAGGTTGCATGGCCAGCCCGTGAGTACGCCAGAGGTTTATCCGACTGGTTGGTGAGTGGCACAGTAACGGCGATTCACGCATCAGAGTTCAGCGTCAGCAGTGATGAAGGGTTTGCTGGAACGGCAGACGCTTTGATCGACACGCCATTGGGTTTGACGATCTGCGACTTCAAGACGACGAGCCGTGGGACTGACAAACCAGAAGCATGGCTAAAGGATCATCAGGACCAGCTCGGTGCTTATAGCTTGGCGTTACGAGAGCGAGCTGGGATCCGTGTTGATGCTGGAGCGGTAGTGATTGCGAAACCGGATGGCAATGTCCAGCTACGAATGTTGTCAGAGCTTGAGATGAGAGGTTGTGAAGCTCGATGGACGGAGCGGAACAACTTGTATAAGGAGATGTTGTTGAGCGGCGAGGTTATGTAGTGGAGGAAGCATTTGATCTGCTGTATCGCGGCAAATGCAACGTTTGTGTTGCAGCAAAAAAAGCAGGCGTCTCACCGGAAGAGATGAAACGCCTGTTCAGAGGTTATGTAGCGGAGCGTCCAATCAATGTGAACGATCCGGATGTGTGGCTAGGAGACGTGGAGCTAGGTTGGCCCTGGGTTTGATCTAACGTTTACCAGCTCCCAAGGCATTGCTGGATCATGGAGTCCTTGGAGCCATTCGATGACCGTTAGCTTGCTGCGTGCGTCTTCTTCACTGGAAGCCTCAATGGCATTTTCCATGTGATAGAAGTAAGAATAAAAAACGTAGAAAGCCATCAAGTGCATTCCTCCATGGCTCTACGTTCGTAATAACGCTTGAGGCGAAGGCAATCGTTGGCGCGGACGTAGTTCCCCCATTCTTCAAAGATGACTGCCCGAGCTGCTTCATAACGGATAGCAGTAGGCAGGAGATCTGTTGGAACGCGGGAACCGGAAGGTGAGAACTTGTTGCCGTTGAGTTTGGTGCTCATTGGTTGTACTTGCGGTTGTAAGCGGCAGTGTGCATTTCATCCAGGGTTACTGGAGGTTCACCACCAGAGTTGTCCCAAAGGTATTGGGGCGTTGGATCGAAGTCCAGTTCATTTTCCAGTTGGGGGATAATTTCATCTTCCAGAAGCATCCGCATGGAAGTGGTGAGATGTTGATCCATCATGTGAAGTCTGTCTTCACGAGCGATAACACCTTTGAGAATTTCTAGAGCACGTTCAATCTTTTTTGTTTCGGGCTCTTGGACGGGGCGGTAGTGGTACATCACCATTCGACCTCTTGAATGAGTTGGTTAAGGGTTTTCAGGGATTGGAGACTGGAGAGCTGACGCTGACCATCGCTGAGAGCCTTCTGCAAAGCATCAGGATCAGCGGTACGGACGGCTTGCTCCATCTCTTGTTGAATGAGCTTGAAGCAAAACTCAAGACGTTCTGCGGGGTTGTAGCTGAGATGAGTTGAAGCTCTGGACTTCTGTCCACCAAGGATGAGACAGAGGAGTTGATTGATGGAGCGGTGACAGTCTTGACGGGTAATCATTTGAGGTTGCGGTTACGTTCAGCAGCGTCAGGGATCGAGTTGTAGTAGTCGTCCCATTCGGCTTGGCGTTGACGTTCTTCAATCTCCTCGTCCGACAGTGGCGGCCAAGGGTCAAGTTCAAAGCCAAGAAGCTCTGGATCGTCGTTGCGGATGATGGTCATTTTTTTGTAGTGAAGGAATACTTGTCCACCATGCGGCGACAGCCTTGGCATGTCACAGCACACCATGAGAAGTGATAGACACGATTCTCATGGCCACAGTGTGGACATTTGATCAACCTGCCAAAGGAGTTGGCACGGGTGTACCGAGTGACAGGTTGCCAATCGGATGTTGTTGGAGCGGTGGAGCTGATGAGGCGATTGGGGAAATAGGTCACGATTCGAGTTTGGCGATAGTTGCTTGGAGCGTTGCGGGATCATTGGTGCCAAAGGGGCTTTTCCGCAGAGGAACAGAGTCCCAAATCTCAGCGCACATCGGCAAAGGGAGTTCGTAGGCATCCACCTCGTCGCAATCGGGATCGTTGTGGAACAACCACTTGCCGACGATTGCGATTTCGTCTGGAGCGACATCCATGCCAGTGCGTTCGCCCAGGGCGATTGCCATGGATTCGCGTTGATCTGTTGTGAGCTTGGTTGGAGTCATTGGAGGAATAATTTCACCAGTGGACAGGGAGTGGATGTAACAGTCTGGGTTTGCATCAGCCCAGGCTTGTAGGAGAGGGTTGGTCATTGGAACGGGATGAGACAAAGGTCTCAATAGTTTTGAGACTGATTACCGCCCATGCGGTGGAGACGCTCGAAGGCTCTGGAGAGTTGCATCAGCTCTTGCACGTTGTGCTGTGCTGAAGCTTCCATCCAAGCTTGCTCAAGGTCACGGAGCATGGCGTCACGCTGTTCGATCAGTGGTGTTGGATCGGTGTCAGCATCAAGCTGGATGTTTTCAGCATCCATCTCAGCACTGGCAGTTTCAACATCACGGAAGCTGGTTGCGCGACTCATGCCAAACAAGCGTTCTAAGCGCAGAGCAACTGCCCCTGGCCTGTAACCAAGGCTTAGAAGGCGCTTGGCTTCCCGGACGTGTTTGGTTTTGGTGTCATTGGAACGTTTCATAGAATGAGGGACAATGGAGCGGAGCAGGCTTGGCCTTGACTCCACTGATAAAATCTTACAGGAACAATCCAATCAAGGCAATCAACTCATTCATGGCTGATTCAACCCCTACCAAGACCATTCACTTCTGCCCTGATGAATGGGCTCTCCTTCTGGAAGCTCTCCATTCATACAAGGACACTAATGATGGCCGTCGAGTTGCCGGTCGCCTCAACTGGGTTCGAGCCAAGCTGGAAGACTGTCGTTCTGAAGAATGCCTTATCCGGCTTAGCGCATAAAAAAAGCCCCGTTATGGGGCTTCATTCATAGATAGAACGTGAACTCCAGGCAGTCGCAAGCCTTGATCCCATAAGGTTGCGCGTCGTGATACTTGCTAAAGAATGGTTCTTCAGAACAAGTAACGATCGCACCCTCTCCAATGTCATTCATGAATTCATCAATGACTGCTATCTCAGCATCACCGGCTCCAGCATCATTCAAGCTGAATGATGTTGCGTCTCCGTTGATAAGATAGCTAGCCCAATGTGCGGGCAGATCATACTTTTCAGTGATCATAAGAAAAGCCCCGGCGATTAAGCCGGGGGATAAGGTGCATTCAATACTCCAGGTCGTAACCGTCGAACCATTCACCCGGTTTTCGGGTTTCTGGATTCTTGCAATGCTGCTGTGCTTCCGCAAGCGTCAAACCGCGCTTAATAACGCGGGTGCGCTTATCTATGTGTGGAGCGTAAAATCGTTTGATGCAGTAAGTTTCCATAATAGAAAAGGCGATTAAATAACATTCAAGAAAGCCATTCAAGCCATTCAAGCCATTCAAGACTGCCAGGCCATAAGGTAGCTCAGGGCCTAGCGCCACTGGAGCGGATTAGAGCCAGGGCGTTAGATATAAAAAAGAGCCTAGAAAAAAAGGCCAGGAGATTAACTCCCAGCCGTAAAATCGAACCCGAATTGTTCACATAAAAGCTCTTCAAATTGTTGAAGTACTTTTAACTTAGAACCCTTCAGGTTAAACTCTTTTTTGATGATGGAATAAGCCGTGGGACGGTGTGAACTTACCCGCAGCCCTTTTGTTTCCATCTTGAGGCCCTGGCGCAACATCAACAGGCGATAACGTGGGACGCTATCGCCGGTGATGACATAACCGCCATTTTCGAAAGTTTCAACAGTCATTAGGATTAGCGGCGATTGGTTGGAACGAGACGGAGTAACCAGTTGGAAACATGTTGAACGCAAATGTTCAGCTTGTCATCATCTAAGATCTGGTATTTTTCCCGAAGATAATATCTCGCGGAAGTTTCCAGATCTGGAGTTACTGGCGCGTCTGTCGTTTCGAGTTGATGAACCAAGCCGGGAAAAAGATCCCGGCGAAGCTCAACAACTGCCAACTTTTCTGATGCTGTTAGTGATGCCATGGCTGAATCCGATTGTAACTCTGCGTTCCTGAATGTGAGAATCCCGTGGGATTATCTTTTGGAACGTAAAAGAACAAAGCAATAAGTGACAAGAAAGCCACCGCGATCAATGACCGGGTGGCGTAAGTTTCTAAACTCATTGTTCTGCTTTTGCAGTTACTTCCTTTTCAGCAATAGCACCTTGGACAGCTGCCCCCAGGGCCTTGAGATCATCCACGTCCCAGAATCGAACTGAGTTGCGGAACCACTCCACACCAGTTGAGTTGCTGGCATTTGTGGAGTAGTACTCCCCCATGGCGTCCTTGAGCTTCCGCCAATCCATGCCCTCAATCACGATCACTTCACCATTAGCTGGGTCGGAGATCCTGAATCGGTTGTAGCTGAAATCCAGATCACAGCCGCTGACGCGGTAGGTCTGGGTCGTTGTCTTGTCGATGGACATTTGAATCAGTTGAATGAGTGGGCTTTTGGCTTCCTTGGGAGCGGCCTAGGTGGCCGTGTAATTGCCAACAACTATTGGCGTGTCTAGGATGTTACTCCCGGATCGCAAGCAAAAGTGTTAGAAACACTCCCAAGGCTAAATGTTATCTAGTTGTCAAGGTTAGGAGAAAGGATATACAGTCCCCCCTCCATGTTTATATCTTATCAGATACTGATCACATAGCACTGAATAAATCTACTTTTGTTACATTTGTTGATATATCTAATAGTGTAGCAGTTGATACAGACGGGGGCAGGGTTGCAATGTCAAAATGGAACCACAAGGCGCGGGTACCCGCCATATATATCCGTTAAACAGTATTCGTGTAATAAAAAAGCCCCCTAGGTGGGGGCAGGGGTTTGAAGTTGTGAGCGTGGGGATCAGTCGCCCTTATCTTCGATGGAGATCTTAAGTTCAGGCGCTTGAATGTTGACGGTTTCAACGGATTCACCGATGACACGTCCCAAGGAGTCAAGAACCTGGCTAGCAGTTTGCAGCTGCCCCTTCTTCAATGCCTGATGAAAGAGCTTGGTACGCATGTGCTGCAACCGCGCCAACATGTTTTCGCGATCAGACTGCCAGTCTTCATCAACCAGCTTTTTGACTTCTGCCCAGTCACGCCAAGCGGTATTGATTGAGATCTGTTCTTTCTCTTTGTGGTCGTACACAAGAGCACGCGCCGACAGTCCATCAAGCTGCCGACGATAGAGACGCCGAATGCGGTCTTCTTTTGCTTGTGTGGTGCGGTCCGTAAGAGGCTCAGGCATCAACCCATCGACCTTTTTTCAGATAATAACTGCCTGCCCTACGTTCTGGCACGTCTAGGAGGGGGGTAGGGGTTGAAAACCTGTGTAATGTAATAGCCATGAGCGCTACAACAGAGCCCATAAACCTCAGATGGGCGCAGGGTCAGGTTTATTCAAGCGAAAAACGCTTCCGAGTCTTGGTTGCAGGGCGCAGATTCGGAAAGTCGTACCTGTCTTGTGTTGAATTGGTACGTGGAGCGATTGAAAAGCCGGGCGAAACGTTCTTTTATTGCGCTCCGACATATCGGATGGCGAAGGATATTGCGTGGCGAGCGTTAAAAAAGCTGGTTCCAAAGGTCTGGATCAAGACTAAAAACGAGACGGACCTCAGGATTGAGCTAATCAACGGTTCAACGATTGAGTTAAAGGGTACTGAGAACGCAATGGCGCTTCGTGGTCGCAGCTTGAGCGGCGTTGTGTTGGACGAAGCAGCATTTATGGACCCTGAGGTCTGGTTTGAGGTTATTCGCCCTGCATTAGCGGATAAAGAGGGCTGGGCGTTGTTTATTTCGACGCCAGACGGTACAGCTAGTTGGTTTTACGACCTGTGGTGTTGTGTTCCAGAGGACGAAACCGGAGATTGGCAGCGATGGTGCTACACAACAGTCGAAGGAGGAAACGTCAGTAAGCACGAAGTCGAAGCAGCCCGCGCTCAACTTGATCCGCGCACGTTCCGCCAGGAATTCGAAGCGTCCTTTGAGAACCTGACTGGCTTAGTTGCTGTCAGCTTTTCGGACGACAACATT